CTGATATACCAAAAAGGCAACACAAGGGGTATCTGCTACTGCTGTGGCCGGGTAGTCAGGGCGTCCAAAGTGCGATTCAGGCAAAATGAAATGGTGAAATGCCCCGACTGTGGGCAGACCGTTTTCTGTTATCTGAATACCAGCGATCAGTTCAAGACTGAGTATGTGGGGAACCTTGCAGCCATTCAGAAGGGCAAGGATGGACAAACCTTGTTTATCCGGCAATGGCACATTGTACGGGATCCAACAGCCATGTGGCGGGATATCCCGGGGCAGCTGAAAGAGATTTGCCGCTATGCCATCCGAGGGAACCACGCTGCCAAGTGGCAGTTGGAAGCCAAGGAGGCCGCTTTCATGAACGTATACCGCTATGATCTGAAAAAGTGGGAGCGGGTATTCAATCTTTCGGAAGTCTATGACGGAACCTATAGTTTCTACTGCCCGGATAATTGGAAGAGCATTCTCTCCGGCACCAGCCTGCAATATTGCAGTCTGCAGGACTACATAGGTAGCAAGGATTACCGCAGGAACCCCATTCGGTTTCTGATGGATTGGGGCAGATATCCGATGGTGGAGAAGTTCTGGAAGGCAGGATATACAAATCTGGTGCATGAGCGCGTCGAATACCCGAGCAAAGAATACCGGGACACAGTTTATTGGGGCAGGACATCCATCCGGGATTCCATTCGTTTCCCCATGCGCCTGCTGAAAATTCATGAACCTGAAAGATGGACGTTGGCAGATATGCAAAAAGTATCTGAGCTTTGGCAGGAATCATGTAGAGGGAAAATCGCCGAAAAGGATATTCCGGATCTGGCCAGAGCTATGGTCGCTGTTGAGCATATCCGGGATGCTCTGGGACACGCCAGCGTTCACAAGATTTTGAAGTACATCGGCCAGAGAGTAGAAGCAGAACGGGACAGATGGGAAAAGGATAAATCGGCATATGCAGGAAAGCGGCCGGAATCTCCCGGCACATACCGGGACTACCTGAAGGACTGCGTTAAGCTCCACCTGAATTTGGACGATCCGGAGGTGCTTTTCCCCAAAAATCTGGATGCCGCCCACGCCAGAACGATTGCTCAGGTAAAGTATAAGGAGAACCAGATCAACCGTGAGGCGTTTTCCAAGGAAGTGCGGCGCCTCCAATGGATGGCATGGGAACACGACGGTTTATTGATCCGGCTGCCTGTGGATGGCGCAGAGCTGATTGCAGAAGGGAAGTTTCTCCATCATTGCGTCGGCGGATATGTCGATCGGATGGCCAACGGAAAAACGACCATTTTACTGATTCGCCGTCTCAGCGACCCGGACACGCCTTTTTATACCCTTGAATGGCTGAATGGACGGGTGCAGCAATGCCGGACATTGCGAAACGCCAGCTATACGGAGGATGAACAGGTGTTTTCGTTCGTAACTGCATGGACAAAAGAGCTTGCCAAGAAGGGCAAAAAGAAGAAATCGGCCACTTCGGCCGCCTGATAGGAGGAAAACAGCATGAGTGAAATTGTTACCGTCCGGGATCTGGCTATGGTCACATCGGACATTCAATACGCCCAGCGCCAAGGTGCGCGGCAGCTTGCAAGTAACCTGATTGAGATTGGGAGACTGCTGGTAGAAGCCAAGACCATGGTTGAACCCAAAAGCTGGGATAAGTACATCTGGGATAACTTCGGTTACTCCACATCTTCAGCTGATAACTGGATGAAGCTGTACCGGGAGTACGGCGACAATCAGGAATCTCTTTTTGATTCCTTCACCAATTCCCAAACGTTTGGAAAGCTGAGCTATACCCAGCTTCTCGCCCTGACGGCCCTGCCCGCAGAGGAACGTTCGGAGTTCGTGGAAAATAATGACGTTGAGAACATGTCCACCCGGCAGCTGCAGCAGGCCATTCGGGAGCGTGATGAAGCCCGGAAGGCCGCAGATGCAGCAGAAACTGAATTGGCCGGTGTAAAAACGGCACTGGATAAAGCCCGGAGAGATGCGGCGTCCGATGCCGAGGAAATCAATTCCAAGCTCCATCAGGCGCAGGAGGCAAGGGCAAATGCCGAAAAATCGGAAAGCCATGCTCTGGATATGGTCAAAAAGCTGGAAAAGCAGCTTTCTGACGCCAAGGCTGCTGAAACATCCGCAAAAGAGGATCTGAAAAAGGCAAAAAACAATCCGGATATCCCGGAATCCATTATGGAGCGGCTCAGAAAAGAGGCAGAAGCCAAGGCCGCAGAGCAGGCCGCCGCTGATGTTCAAAAGCGGCTTGACGCCGCTCAGTCCAAAATGCAAGCCGCTGTCAAGGCAAAGGCTGCCGCTGAAGCCGCTGCCAAGGAGGCACAGGACAAGCTGGTGGCGGCACAGAAGGCTGAAAAGATATCCAATCCGGATGTGATGTCCATTAACGTTTTGGGTAAGCAGCTCCTTACCACCTGGAACACTATAAAAGGGCATCGTATCAAGGCCGTTGCGGCGGATCCCGCCAACGCAGAACCTATCCGGAAATTCCTTCAGTATGTGATTGCGCAAATGACCGGCGATATGGAGGCGTAGCCGATGCCTAAATGCGATCCACGGGCATTTGCCCGGTGTCCATACAATAAAACCTGCGTTCCCGTAGAGGAAGCCACATTCACCGAGGGCAGCGACTGCGACATATTCAACCAGAAGGTACTGCGTACCCCCATCACACATGCGGACTCGATCCGGGGAATGACCGACAGGGAGCTGGCTGTATTTCTCTATACGGTGACGCGGGCGTGTGCAGACCATGCTTGCCACACCTGCCCCATCGGGCAGGAAAATTGCATAGTGCTTTTGCACTGGCTTAAGCAGGAGAAATTTACCAATGAGCATTAAATCCAATTTGGCTGAATCGATCAGACGAGAGAAAGCCAGAAATATGAGATACAAAAAAGCCATCCACGCCGATCTAAATCTGGAAAACATCGGCAACGAGCTTATGGAAATGTACGAATCCGCATCTGATGTTCTGTACTGGTGCGAGAATGACGGAAAAAGCACTCAGCTTGACGAACTAATCGGAGATGAAGAGGAAACCTATGAGCTGCGTATGGCTTTCTCCACGCTGGAGGGCGACTGCCAGCAGATGTTGGAAGACCTAGATAATGAATGGATACCGGAACTTTTTGATGATTTCTTTGGCACCATCAGCCCTAGGGGTGGCTTGATGATGGGCTACGACAGCTACGAGGGGGACTACTTTGGACTTTCTGACAGATACGAAAGCGAACTGGCGCAGAGAGAATGTGCAAAGCGTCTTCTGAATCACACAAAGGCAGAAATTGTTGAAGCCTATTCTATTTGCTTCCGGGTAGCCATCAACTACATGGCACTAAAGAGCCGGTACGATGGCCTTAAATCCTATATCGATATCCTTAACGGTGCAAATACTGGATATCTTGCTACCATAAAGCGAATCGAGGAGCTGTACGATCGGATGACGGCAGATTACCCCAAATACGAGGACAGGGTTGAGTTTGACCGGCTTTGCAACAATATGCCCCCGGAAGTATGGCTGCAATAGTATTTTGAGGAGTTGTCGATATGATTAAAATATTTTTAAGCAAAATTGCAGACAAAAAGCTCAAATCACTTGGCTTCGAGAAAACGGCAGATACGAAATACTTCGTACGCTATGAGCGTGGAAGCAAGCGCCAATACTTGGATATCCTGCATAAAGCCCATGGCCCCGCAATCATCCAGTCCTATGATCCGGAATTGTGGGACGAAAAAGGGATTGGAAACACCTGTTTTGGGATTACGCGTGGAGAGGCTATTGCTGCTGCAATGAAAATAAGTAGTAAGCGGTGGTAAAACGGAGGACACGCTATGAGACGGATACTGTTCCGAGGCAAAGGTATCGAATCTAGGAAATGGCATGAAGGCAACTTGGTTGATCTCGATGGCGATTTATCCGGGGCGGCGTTCATCGTGCCAATGTCTAGCGGCGCAAGCTCGATCCCAATAAGGAAAATTATTGAATTTTCTGCCGCTGTGATAGATCCGAGAACTGTCGGCCAGTTTACCGGGATGACTGATAAATATGGAGGACGAATTTTTGAGGGAGACATTATCCGCACTGACAATGGCAGCGTAACGGCTATTTCAGTCGTGAAATACGGAGAGTATTACCCGAAAATGTTTTATGCGATGCTTGATGCCCTCAAACCACATTTCCAGCATGTCCCCACTACCGGTTTTTACGCGGAATCAACCGATGAGCATGAAGCTATGATGATTTTTCAAAGCCCCTGTTGCGAGATCATCGGCAATGTATACGATAACCCGGAACTATTGGAGGGTAAAAGCAATGAAACGATTGATGTTTAAGCACTGGCGGCCACTTCTTGAGCCATCAAAGAAGGCAGGTACATAAATGGCAGGAGGATTGCATTATAAAAGTCTGGCCGACCTTCCGCCGGGGATACGCCAGCAGGTGGCGGGGAAGGTGGCGGCAAAAGCCGCCGCTGCCGTGGCGGGGCGGCGGGAATCGAAATACCATAATGAGCCGGTGACGGTAAAAGGCATTCGCTTCGATTCCAAAAAGGAAGCCCGCCGGTATCTGCAGCTGACAGATGCCGTCCGTGAGGGTTTAATCTCTGATTTGCGACTGCAACAGGATTTCACGCTCCAGGAAGCCTATACGACGCCGGAGGGGCAGCGGATCAGAGCGATCCGCTACAAGGCGGATTTCACATATAAAATCGAATGGGCAGGGGAGTTCATGCCAACCGGCGTTCCCTTGGACGATCTGGAATGCTGGCGCAGGCTTGGACGGGGCGCAATGGTGGTGGAGGATACCAAATCCGCCCCAACCAAGACACCGCAGTACCGCATGAAATACAAAATGATGGCCGATAAAGGGTACATCATTCGGGAGGTGTGAGTGTGCAGCTTGGCGAAAAATACAAAGTGATAACAGAGAGTTCGCTCTGCGACGCAAAGAATGTCCGCCGCCCGCTTTGCGGCCGCGTGGTCTATGTCCATCCGCTGGGACGTTTTGCGGTGCTGGAATTTACGGGTATCCGGGGAAACTTCCGAGAAAGCTACTTCCCGGAAGATCTGACAGAGCAGAACAGAACGACATAGTTACCGCCCCGCCGTGGCGGCGGATTCTTTCGGTGCCACGGCGGAGCCTATGGCACGAATTCGGGAGGTGATCGTTTGAGAACGGTGAAACGCCGGATCTGGGCTGGGACAGTATGTGAGCAGCTGGTTTATAATGTGCCGGACGGCATTCGCAATATAGATGATTATGACCCGGAAAAGCGGCTGCGGCAGCGCTTCAAAGATGCAGAGGAACGCGCTGCATTCCTGAAAGAGATTTCCCGCCGGGTGCATTTCCGGAACTTCATGGCCAACTTCTCCCCGACATCCCTGTACAGCACGCTGACGTTTGACGATGAACACGAGGTACATACTTTTCAGGAAGCAAAGCGCATCCGGGACAACTACAAGCGGGTGCTGCAATACGCATACCCGGATGCCGTATTCTTCATTTATATGGGCAGGGGCAAGAGCACAAACCGCATTCACTTTCACATGGTGTCTGAGGGAATCCCGGAAGCCTGCATTTCCAGCAAATGGAAATACGGAAGAATAAAGCGGATTACCCACTTGCGAGAACACAATTACTATGACGGGGTAGATCATGGCCGGGATTATTCGGGGCTGGCCAATTACCTGTTTGACCACTGGACGAAGGAAGTGGGTGGTCACAGATGGTTTCAAACCAAAAACGCAAAAAAGCCGGAGCGGGAGCCTGCTACAGAAGTCCATGTCCGTGGCGGCTACTCTGCGAAGCGTCCGCCCAGAGCACCCACAGGCTACACCCTGGTGGAAGTCAAAACCACAAAGTACGGATATCACTATTTCAAATATGTATGGATGCCGCCGAAGAGCAAGGAAAAACGGCGGCTGGAAATCACCGGCGGCGGGCTGGTCAGCTAAGCCTTGTAGATGTGTAAAGTTTAGGAACGAAAACGAAAACAGGAGGTAGCCACATGGATATGCTTTGGAAGCAGGCGGCCATTGAAAGGCTGAAACTGTATGAACCCAAGCGCTTGTCACTCAAATCCATCCCGCAAGAGATCAGAAGGCTGGAGCTGGAAATGCAGAGCATCCGCAGCGCAACATCAGATGGATCCCCTTCCAAGGGCGGCGGCAGTGGAAGGGAGGATATGTACCTGTCCAACATCGTCCGCCGAGAAGAGCTGGAGTGTTCTCTGGAGCAGGCCAGAATCTGGGTCTCTCTGACAGATTCGGCGCTGTCTCTGCTGAATGACGAAGAAAGACTTCTGCTTGACCGCTTTTTCATTCACCAGGAGAAGCAAGCAGCTGACAGACTGGCCGGTGATCTGCACATCGATGTCAAGACGGTGTACAGACGGAAGGATGATGCACTGTGCAGGTTCACCGTTGCTCTGTACGGCAAAACGGAAATGTGAGAATTTTTTGGGTTGAATTCCCTGCAATCTGTGTTATGATAGATAAAATCATTCATCAGAGGTCAGGGAAAGCCTGGCCTCTTTTGTATTCTTCAGGAGGGTCATATGGCATCCAGCAAGCGCAACCGGCCGGATAAGGACGGTTCCCACCGTCTTGCCTATGAGCGGAATAAAGCAAAGATCATGGCCACGCAGACGGTGTGCGGCATCTGCGGCAAGCCGGTGGACAAGAGTCTGCGATATCCTCACCCGCTTTCCCCGTGCATTGACCACATCATTCCCGTGGCAAAGGGTGGTCACCCCAGCGACATCGACAATCTGCAGCTGGCGCATTGGACATGCAACAGGCAGAAGTCTGACAAGATTCTGAAACGTCATAGGAAGGCCGAGGAAGACGAGACCATCTCAAACCGCATTTTACCCCAGTCTTGTGACTGGGCGGCGTACAGGTCAAGCTAGGGGGGCGTACCGCCCTCCCCGTGTGGTGTCTGACCTTCAACCGGCGTACTGGGAATATTTCTCGCTGAGAAGTTCGCAGCTCGAAAACAGATTTTTGAAAATGTATACGTCTGAAAGAATATACTATGTCTATAGAAGCGGCTGAGGCCGTAATGCCAAGAAGGAGGCGCCTATGGCGGCATACAAGGGCAGGGAATACCTGAAAAAATATTTGGCGCTGAAGCGCTGCCGCGTTTTACTCCGCTACAAGTATTACGAGATGAAAAACGGGATCAAATATTTCCGCACAATCATCCCGTCTGAGTTCATGTGGACAGCGGAAACTCTGGGCTGGTGCGGGAAGGCCGTGGACGCCCTGGCGGATAGGCTGTCCTTCCGGGAATTCAAACATGATGACTTTGACCTGAATTCCATTTTCGCCATGAACAACGGCGATATCCTGCCGGACAGCGCCATGCTTTCTGCTTTGATAAGCTCCTGCTGCTTTGTGTACATCTCCGAGGACCTGGACGGATACCCACGGCTGCAGGTCATCGACGGCGGGAACGGAACCGGCGTGATGGACCCCATAACCGGATTGCTGACAGAAGGATATGCGGTAATCAGCCGGGACAAGAACGGCAACGTGGATATGGATGCCTATTTTGTGGCGGGTCGGACAGAATTCTATCAGGGGAACCGGCTTGTACGGGTAGATAAGAATCAGGCACCGTCTCCGTTGCTGGTGCCGATCATTTACAGGCCGGACGCAATGCGCCCCTTCGGACATTCCAGAATCAGCCGGAGCTGCATGAATCTGATGCAGGGGGCGCTTCGGACGCTGCTCAGATCCGAGGTCAGCGCGGAATTTTACTCCTTCCCGCAGAAATACGTGGTGGGACTTTCCGAAAGCGCTGAAGAAATGGAAACGTGGAAGGCGACCATTTCATCGTTCCTGCGCTTCGATCAGGATGAAAACGGTAAATCCCCACAGTTAGGCCAGTTTACTCAGCAGTCCATGAGTCCATATACGGAGCAAATACGCACGTTTGCCGCGCTGTTCGCCGGTGAAACCGGCCTGACGCTGGATGACCTGGGCTTTGTCACGGACAACCCGTCCAGCGCCGAGGCCATCAAGGCCAGCCATGAAAATCTTCGGCTGCTGGCAAGAAAAGCGCAAAAGACATTCGGCAGCGGGCTTCTGAATGTCGGGTATCTGGCAGCGTGCGTCCGGGACAATTACGCTTATAAGCGCCAACAGCTCTATCTTACCAAGCCGGCATGGGAACCCGTGTTCGAGCCGGATGCCGCCATGCTGTCTGGTATCGGCGACGGAATTGGTAAAATCAATCAGGCAGTGCCGGGATATTTCGGCAAGACCAACCTGCGGGATATGACTGGCGTGGATCCGGAAAGTTGAGGTGGCGGCCATGGAAGATGTCGCGCCTGCCCTGATTACGGATGTAATTGACGAATTTCACAGGCTCTATGAGGAAAGTGATAAAATCCGGGTGCTTCTTGGAAAGGTAAAAGAGGGGACTGCCACATTCGCAGAGGCGCAGCAGTATTCGCTGGAGGTGTCCCGCCTGATCGGCGTCGCCTATGAAAAGCACATTTCTTCGGCGGTTCTGCCGGATGGGCGAATGTACTACAACATCGCCTCCCGCCTGATTCCGGATACTCTGGATGAAAACTACAAGGCGGTTTCCGACTATGCTGTGGAGGTTCTGAAGAAACTGAACGAAAATGCCAGAATCGGTCTGAAGGCCAAGGCGGCGGAAAAAGACGCGGACAGGATCAACGGGCTTGTGAATCTGGCATCCAGCGCAGAGCAGTACGACGATGTATCCGAGAAACTGCTGACGGCCTTTGAGAATTTCAGTCAGAGCATTGTGGACAAGACCATTCAGACCAATGCAGATTTGCACTATAGGGCTGGGTTAACCCCGAAGATTATTCGGAAATCTGAAAGAAAATGCTGTGAATGGTGCGCAAATCTGGCTGGCGAATACGATTATCCGACGGATATGCCGGATGATGTATTCCGACGTCATGAGAATTGCCGGTGTACCGTGGAATATGATCCAGGCAGTGGAAAGCGCCAAAATGTGCATACAAAAGGGTGGACAACAAGCACAGAGGATGCTAAGATAGAGTCAAGAAAAATTCTGGGTTTGCGGGTAAAACAGACGGCTGTCCGGGAATTGAGCGGTCACGCAGTAGATCAGATGGCAAATCGCAATGTTACCGTGGAAGCCATTCAGGATGCAATCCTGAATCCGTTGGATATTAAACCTGTGAAATATGATGACCAGGGGCGCCCGTCCTTTACGGTGATAGGGAAAAAGGCAACCATTGCAATCAACCCGGAGACCGGAACCATCACAACTACCTATCCAACCCATAGCAAGACCGCCAAAAAGCTGATGAAGGGAGAATGAGTGTCTATGAAACTGAATTTGACCGTTTCTGAGATCAACGCACTGTCTTCTGCTGGAATCTCTTTCCGGGAAGGCGGCGAATACTCCGAGGATGAGGCGCTGGAGCTGCTTGAGCAGGTCAGAGAAGCCGAGGTTTCTGTGGCACAGTTTACCTCCGGAGATCAAAAAAAGCAGTTCGACACATACGCCGCTATAGGCGACAAACTATTCGCTCAGATTCCTGAAGAATAGCCAAAAAAACGAGGTAGCACGATGCAGTTTTGCACCGTGCTTTTTTCGTGCGCAAGGAGGTCACAATGCCAAAAGTACGCAAAGGCCGGCAGACCCCTACAAAATCCATTGTCTTGCCATACGCCGAGACGCGCGGGCAAGAGGCTATCGATCTGTATAACGGCAGCGGCCGCACCGCTCAGGAGTGGCAGGAGCTGCTGACATATGACATTCTCGCCGTCAATGCCGATGGCCTATGGGTACACACCAAATACGGTGAGGAAATCCCCCGCCGGAACGGCAAAAATGAAGTCGTGGTCATTCGGGAAATGTGGGGGCTTACCCACGGGGAAAAAATTCTGCATACCGCACACCGCACGACTACAAGTACGTCGGCCGCCCGCCGCCTTGATGCCCGCCTGGTGGGAGCCGGTTATGAAGAGGTCGCCCGTATCAAAAAAGGCGAGAAATACAGTAAGCATTTTACATATACCAAGCAGTTGGGCATGGAGCGCATTGTCTTGCTGGGAGAGGGTGGCGGCACGATCGATTTCCGCACACGTTCGTCCTCCGGTGGCTTGGGCGAGGGCTTCGACCTGCTCGTCATCGACGAAGCGCAGGAGTATACCGACAATCAGGAAACGGCGCTGAAATACGTGGTTACAGACAGCAAAAATCCGCAGACCATTTTCTGCGGGACGCCGCCAACAACTGTATCCGCCGGCACGGTTTTCACAAAACTGCGGAGCGCCGTATTGCAGGGGGAAACCACAAATACAGGGTGGGCAGAGTGGTCGGTCGATGAAATGACAGACCCCGGCAACAAGGAAGCGTGGTACGAAACAAACCCATCTCTGGGGACGATTTTAACAGAACGTGCCATTCAGGATGAAATCGGCACGGATAAGATTGATTTCAACATTCAGCGTCTGGGGCTTTGGCTCAGATATAATCAAAAATCCGCCATCAGCAAACGGGAATGGGAGGAATTGCAGTGCAAAACTCTTCCGGAACTTTCCAGCAAGCTGTTTGTCGGCATCAAATACGGCCACGACGGAGACAGTGCGGCCATGTCCATCGCTGTCAAGACCGGCGACGGCCATATTTTTGTTGAGGCCATTGACTGCCGCCCGCAGCGTGCAGGCAATGCCTGGATTTTGGATTTTCTGGAAAAGGCCGATGTGGACAGCGTAGTGGTCGATGGCGCCAGTGGGCAGGAGCTGCTTGCCTCTGACATGAAGCGCCGAAAGCTGAAAGCGCCAAAGCTGCCGACGGTGAAGGAAATCATCATGTCAAATTCGGTGTTTTCCCAAGCGGTTGCCATGAAGACGCTGTGCCATATGGGGCAGCCCTCTGTGGTGCAGATCGTTAGTAATTGCGAAAAGCGTGCCATCGGCTCCAATGGCGGCTATGGCTTCAAGTCCATTCTGGATGGTGCCAAGGTAGAGTTGATGGACAGCTTGATTCTGGCGCACTGGCTTTGTGGCAGCAAAAAGGAGCGCAAAAAACAAAAAATCAGCTACTGACCGGGATTCCCGGTGGTAAATATATCATTTTCAGGAGGTACGTATGGAATTCACACCCATCAACACCCAGGAAGAATTTGAAACCCGCGTTGCAGAATTGTACGGGGACGTCAATGACCTTCAGGGGAAGATCACCGCGCACACGCAGACCATTGAGCAGTTGCAGGGGCAGATCAAGGGCTACGAAACTGCCGCGCTGAAGCAGCGGATTGCCCAGGAGAAGGGCATCCCTGCCGAAATGGCCGCCCGTCTTTCCGGTGAAACGGAGAAGGACATCCGGACGGATGCCGACGCCATGGCCGCCATGATCCGCACGATCAAAGGCCCCGCACCGCTGCACGATCCCATGGAAAAGGATCCTGACCCCAAGAACGCAAATCTGACCAACATGCTTCATGAACTGAGAGGAGAGTAAATTATGGGAACGAAAACAGCTATGGGAAGCAACTTCAAGCCCGAAGTCGTAAAGGAGGTATTCTCCAAGGTCAATGGCCATTCCAGCATCATCAAGCTGGCAAAGAAAATGCCCGTGGCATTCAGCGGAAATGATATTTTTACGTTCAGTCTGGACGGTGAGGCAGCGATCGTGGGCGAAGGCGCGCAGAAGCCCGCCGGCACCGCGACTGTGGCCCCCGTTTCCGTCACCCCCGTCAAGGTCGTGTACCAGCACCGTGTTTCCAATGAGTTCATGAGAGCTTCTGAGGAAAAGGCGCTGGGAATGCTTCAGGCATTCACAGACGGTTTCGCTATGAAAATCGCCCGAGCAATCGATATCATGTCTTTCCATGGTGTCAACCCGGCCGACCTGAAAGCGTCCGACAAGATCGGTACCAATCACCTGGACACCGTTACCAGCGTCACTTACACCGACGGAAAGCCGGAGGATGCGCTGAACGCTGCCATTGCCGTGATCGGGGACAACGACGTCAACGGCTATGCTCTGAGCAAGGCGTTTGCGACCGCGCTGGGCAGCTACAAGGAGAACGGCGTCAGTCTGTATCCCGAGTTCAAGCTGGGTGCCAACCCCGGCAAACTGGTGGGTACTGCGTGCGACGTAAACAGCACCGTCAACAAGGGCAACGCCGATGCGCTGGCCTATGTGGGCGATTTCGAGAACGCCTTCCGCTGGGGCTATGCGGATGAAATCCCTATGGAAGTCATCCAGTACGGCGACCCTGACGGTCAGGGCGACCTGAAGCGCACCAATGAGGTCGTTCTCCGGGCGGAAGCCTGGATCGGCTGGGGCATTCTGAACAAGGACGCTTTTGCCAGAATCGTGAAGCAGCAGACGCAGGCGGACCCGAAGGGATAAGGAGGAAATCATGCGTTACCGCAATGTAAAAACCGGAGACGTGATCGATTCCCCGTGCGTCATTTCCGGTAGTAACTGGGAACCCGTGGAGGAAGATACTGCTGTATTCCCCGACGATGACGCTGCCGTGGCGGAGGTCTCCGAAGAAAAGCCTCCCAGACCCCGCCGGGGTAAGAAATAATGGCAGCCGCATATGCCACAGTGGATGATCTGACCCAGCTGTGGCGGGCAATGACAACCGAGGAACAGGGGAGGGCGCAAGCCCTCCTTGACATTGTTTCGGCCTCCCTGCGGGTGGAAGCCTGCAAGGTAGGGAAGGATCTGGACGCTATGGTGGCGGAAAGCGACGACTTGGCAGCCGTCGCAAAATCCGTGACCGTGGATGTGGTAGCCCGCACTCTGATGACATCCACCGATCAGGAGCCGATGACCCAAATGTCCCAGACCGCCGGCCCCTACAGCACGTCAGGCACGTTTCTGGTTCCGGGCGGCGGCTTATTTATCAAGCGAAGCGAGCTTGCCAGACTGGGACTGCGGCGCCAGAAATGCGGGGTGATGGAAATTTATGGCAGCTATTCAGGGGATAACGGTCATCCTGTATGACAGAGTCAAGACCGGCACGGATGCCTTCAACGCACCGGTATATGCGGAAAGCCCGACAGAAGTGAAAAACGTGCTGGTATGCCCGGTGAGTACCGAGGACATTATCACCGATTTCCAGCTTTACGGGAAGCGGGCGGAATATGAGCTTTGCATCCCGAAAGGGGATACGCACGTCTGGGAGAACCGGACAGTGGAGTTTTTCGGCAAAAAGTGGCGCACATTTGGCATTCCCCTGGAGTGGATGGAACACCGGGTGCCGCTGCAATGGAACAAGCGGGTAAAGGTAGAACGCTATGGCTAATGTGGAAATCGTATTGGACAGCGCCGGGATTCAGGAATTACTGAAATCTCAGGAAATCGCAAACGTTTGTGAAGCTCAGGCTGCCCGGATGACCCAGGCGGCCGGCGTGAAATACGTGGCGGATGTGCATGTCGGCAAGACGCGCGTTAACGCTGCAGGCGTGACCAGAAAGGGCGGCAAGGACAAATGATCGAGATTATTCTGCTTGATTATCTGGAAGGCGCCCTGAAGATTCCGGTAACGCCAGAGTACCCCGAAGATCCGCCGGAGCGATTTGTTGTTCTTCGGTTTGGGGATACCACCCGTGAAAATCTGCTGGAAACCACCGTGGTGATTGCGGAATCCTATGAAGGCAGCCTCTTGAAGGCTGCCCAGTTGAATCGGCAGGTGAAGGCGGCCATGGACGCGCTGACGGAGCTTCCGGAGATCTCCGCCGCCAGACTGGCAAGTGATTACCCGGCGCCGGATACCAAGAACAAACGATATCGCTATCAGGCGGTATACAATATCACCCACTACTGAAAGGAGAAATGACCATGGATACCAAAAATGTAACCGCCAGTAAACCGAAAAAGGGTGGAGCTGCCTTCTGCGCCCCGGCCGGCACGACGTTGCCGACCGATACTGGGACGGCGCTGGCAAAGGAATTCAATGCCCTGGGCTATATATCCGAGGACGGCGTGACCAATGCGAACAGCCCTTCTTCGGATAAGGCCAAGGCTTGGGGCGGGGATACAGTACTGAATTTCATGACCGACAAACCGGATACCTTCAAGTTCAAGCTGATTGAGGCATTGAACGTGGCGGTGCTGAAGGTGGTTTATGAGGAAGACAACGTCACCGGTACACTAAAGACGGGGATCACTGTCAAGGCGGGTAGCGCCGATCCGCAGGAACGCGCCTGGGTGTTTGACATGATTCTCAAGGGCGGTGCTGCCAAACGTATCGTTGTTCCCAAGGGAAGCCTGACGGAGCTTGCCGAAATCAAGTACGCAGACAACGAACCGGTAGGCTATGAAGTCACGATTTCGGCCGTGCCGGATACCGATGGATACACCCACTATGAGTACATCAAAGCGACCGGAGCCGGGGAGGAAACTGCATGAAAGAAGGCGTAACGAAAACCGGATTCCATTTTTCTCTGGAAGATGATGCCATGGACGACATGGAGCTGGTGGAAGAGCTTGCCAACATGCAGGAGGATGACCTTATTGCTATCACCAGAGTCGTCACCATGGTGTTCGGCCCGGATCAGAAAAAGGCGCTCTATGACCATCTGCGCACCCAGGAGGGGCGGGTAAAGGTCAGTACCGTGATGGATGCCATCAAAGATGCCTTTGCGGTCTTCGGAGAACAGGGAAAAAACTCCTAGCCCTCGCCGACATGATTTCCCTAGATCGTATAGCCCTCACTTGCGATCTTGCGGAAACTTACGGACTTCTGAACTGGGAGGCCGTGCCGGTTGCCACACTGGCAATGCTGGCCGTCGGCTTGAGGGAAAATTCCAGAATTAAAATGCGCCTGTCCAGCAGACCCACGACCACGGAGACTATGCTCCTGGCGGCTGCGCTGGACAGGCTTTCCACGTTGGTATGGTTTCAGACGGAGGACGGCCAAGCGGGGAGAAACAGGCCAAAGTCGCTGGTGGCGGTTCTCCTGGGGGAAACTCAGGAAACAAAACGCAATGTCCGGTCCTATGAGACTTCGGAAGAATTTGAACAGGCGTGGCGGAGTATAACGGGGGTAGCCCATGGGTGATTTAGCAAAAGCGTATGTCCAGATTGTGCCATCTGCCAGAGGCATGAAGGAAGGCTTGACCAGTATTGTCAATGGGGAAATGCCCTCCGGTGGAAAAAGTGCCGGAGGTATTTTCGGATCCAATTTGGTCGGCAAAATCAAAAGTGTGATTACCGTTGCCGCCATCGGAAAAGCACTGTCCAGCAGCATCACGGCGGGTGCCGAGCTGGAGCAGAGCTTAGGCGGCATCGAAACGCTTTTTAAGGACTCCGCTGCCACCGTGATTGCCAATGCTGAGCAGGCGTATAAAACGGCCGGCATGTCTGCCAACGGCTACATGGAGCAGGTAACAAGCTTTGCCGCATCCCTGCTGCAGAGTCTGGGCGGGGATACCGCTAAGGCGGCAGAAGTCTCCGATATGGCACTGACGGACATGTCAGACAATGCCAATAAGTTCGGCACCGACATGCAGCGGATCACCGACGCCTATCAGGGATTCGCCAAGCAGAACTATACTATGCTGGACAATCTGAAACTTGGATATGGCGGCACCAAGACTGAAATGCAGCGCTTGCTGAAAGATGCCGAGGCGCTGACCGGTGTTAAGTACGACATCAGCAATCTTTCCGATGTGTATAACGCCATTCATGTGATTCAGGATGAACTGGGCGTAACTGGAACAACCGCCCTAGAGGCGTCTGAGACGATTTCTGGATCCTTCAACTCCATGAAGGCCAGCTTTACAAATGTTTTGGGCGACTTGGCACTGGGAAGGGACATCAAGCCGTCCTTGACCGCTCTGGTGCAGACAACGGTGACATTCCTGAAGGGGAATCTGCTGCCGGCTGTGAAAAACATTTTTACAGCACTTCCGATGGCGATTGGAATTCTTCTGAAAGAGCTGATACCGGCCAATGTGCAGGACATTATCAACTCTTTTGTATCAAATTTCAGTACATTCATGACCACCAGCTTTCCGACGATACTGGAAAACGGAACGGCCATGGTAACGCAGCTGGTGGCGGGGTTCCAAGCCGGATTTCCCGAGATGATCACATCCGCTGCCAGCCTGATCGGGCAGGTACTGAGCATTATCGTCGCAAGCCTGCCGGGGGTGCTGGAGAGCGGCGCATCCATCATCATGCAGCTGGTGACCGGCTTCCTGTCGGTTGCTCCATCCCTGTATACGGCTGCAGGAGAAATCATTCAGCAGCTGCTCACTTCACTGATGCAGGCGCTGCCGTCCATGTTATCCACCGGCGCTCAGTTTATCATGAACATGGTCAGCGGCCTTTTGTCTAATTTGCCGAGTATCGTCAGCTCTGCAACAACTGTCGTTGCAAATCTGTTGACGACATTTGCAAGTCACCTCCCGGATTTGCTGGCGCAGGGTATTTCCATGATTGGACAGCTGGTGGCCGGCTTAATCTCCATGATTCCGGACGTTATTTCTACCGCAATAGAGATTGGCGGCGATATCATCAACACTTTCGGCGAAACCGACTGGTTGTCTATCGGCAAGAATATCATTGACGGAATTATCACTGGTATCTGGAACGCAGCTGAATCTCTGTTTAATGCATTGAAAGATCTGGCAAAGAAGGCACTTCAGGCGGCGAAGGACGTTCTGGGGATTGAATCGCCCTCCAAGGTATTCCGGGATCAGGTTGGCAGATACATTCCTGCAGGCGTGGCACTGGGCGTTCGGAATAATCTGGGGCCGGTAAAAGCGGCTGTCCGGCAGATGTCGGCAGCAGCAACAGACAACTTTACCGCTTCGCTGCGAATGGATACCCAAGCAAGCAGCAATACCTCCGCTGGGGGCGTTTCCAATGGCCATGGCCTAACGGTGAATCAGTATATCTACTCGAAAGCCCAGACGGCGGCTGACCTGATGCTGGAGGCCCGCTATCAGGCAGAAATGGCGGTGATGCTAGGTGTTTGAGGTCGTTTTCGAAAATGACAACGGGAAGAAATTCGCTTTCGGCCCATCCGGGAACAACTGGTTTGCTATGAACATTGCCGACGGTATGGAGGTAACGCTAGGTAAATCGCAGGGATTTGCTCAGATAGGGGAGACCGTGGAAACACAGTCCGTCTCCGGCCGCCCAATCGATGTCACCGGGAAGATGTACGGGAATATCGTAGAACGAAAAAACGCTCTGCGAAACACCTGCACCCCGCTGGCCTCCGGACGCTTAGTGTTCGGGAAGGAACACTATATCCGGGTATATGTCAAGGCTGCACCGACATTTGTTGCGGTAAAAAACAATGGTCTGTTCAAAATGCAGTTCTATGCACCATTTCCTTTTTTCTCCGCTTTCACGGAAAGCAGCTATCTTCTTGGCGGTATAACCAAGTGCTTCCGTTTCCCCGTAAACTACGGCAAGCCTCACCGCTTTGGTTCCAGGGGAACAGAAAAATACGTAAACGTCCTCAATTCGGGGGATGTGCGCGTACCGTATAAGCTGACCCTCCGCTCTGAGGGCGTCAGCACAAATCCCATTATCACAAATCTGACCACATTTTCCTTCATCAAAATCAACGGCGTCATCAACATCGGCGAATACATCACCATCTACCGAGACAGCAACAACGTACTCCGTGCAGAGCTGACCTCCGGCAGCACTGTGACAGACGTCATCACCTGGATCGACGATGAATCCTCCTTGTTTGAGCTGGAATCCGGGGATAACCTGATTTCGGCGACCGACGAGGAAGGCGGCGCTTCTCTGGTGGCAACATTTACCTTCAATCCTGCAAGGGCGGTGCTTTATGAATCTTAGTTTGTACGACCCTCAGCTGAACAGAATTGCCATCATAGAAGGCCGGTTCGTCTCCTGCATGTGGTCGGAGGGTTACAACACTACCCAACCGTTTACCCTGGAGCTTCTGGCAACCGCAGAATATAAGCAGAAGGTCAAACCGGACTGCTATGTCGGCCGGGACGACCGAAAGACACTTATGGTCATCAAAACCGTTCGCGTCAAAAGCGGCCATGTTATAGCCAACGGGAAGCAGGCAAATCGTGTTCTGGATGATGTGGCATTTTGCGGCACCATCCAGGAGGGTGCCGTTCTGGACAAGGCGATCTGTGCTGCCTATGCCAAAAGTGACAGGTTTGAAAACCTCGTTTTTGCTGAACCGTCACTGGATGTGGTCTATAACCACCAGATCAGCAACAAGTCGTTCCTGCTGTTGTGCGAAACCATGTGCCAGGAAACGGACACGGGATTCCGGGTCGTGCGCAGGGACAAAAAGGTCACAGTGGAATTCTATAAGCCGGAAGCAGATCCGAACCGCATACTGTCGGAACGCTATGGAAGCCTCAAAATTGATGCCATAACACTTTCTACCGAGAACAAGAAAAATCACGCCATTGTTCTTGGAGAAGGGGAGGGGGAGGCTCGCGTTCGCGTAGATGTGGATCTGTCCGCTGGCGAACAAAAACGTTCCATGTTTGTGGATGCCCGTGACATTCTCCGTGAGGAAGGCGAGACGGATGATTCCTATAACGCCCGGCTTGCCGCCAGAGGATACGAGAAGCTGCTGGAGCAGAAGGGAACATGGACATGTGCCATGAACCCGCTTCCACAGGAGTTCGGCACGCTCTATGACCTGGGGGACATCATCACAGTGCTGCTGCCGGATTACGATCTGCGACTGCAATCCCGGTTGACACGCTTTACCCAGCAATCCCAGAACAATGTCATTGACACGATTCTGGAAGTAGGAACTATTACGATATTGAGGTGATCCGATGACACTTGTGACATACCCGTTGGATAATACGGACTATTCGATGGAAGACGCAGCCCTTTTCCATTGTACCAGAACAACCGGCATTTACGCCGACAACGATTTCACATTTTCCGTATCTGGCGCAGACAACACGATCACACTGGGCGTTGGTATTGCGTGGATGCGTATGAGCCGGTTCAAGGGCGTTGTGGCGGCGCTGAAGACGGAAACGGCGGTAAATCTTGGGCTGCCAGATCCTGTTTATCCGAGAATTGACCACGTTGTGATCCAGTACGACGCGAATAAAAACGTGACGGAAATTGTGGTAAAAAACGGTACCGCAGCCAGCAACCCGCAACCTCCGGAGCGCTCCACCAGTGAAGCGTTGTATGAGATTCATCTTGCAGAGGTACGGCGAGAGCCTGGTGCAACTGCTGTCACGGCAAGGAACGTGACGGATCTGCGGCTGAACGAAAACTACTGCGGCATTATGGCCGAGTCAGTAACCAAGGTGGACACTGCTGCCATAAATGCTCAAGTTACGGCACTGATTCAGGCGCTTCAAGCCGAAATCAATGCCGTGAAGGCCGGAACGGCGTACCTGATGAAATCCGGCGATACCATGACCGGCGATCTGAACATGGGCGGCCATGCGATCATTGGCGCAGAGCTGACGCAAATTGTTCAGGCCACGCTTACCGCCGCCGGCTGGT